TCGTAGTGCGCCTATAGCCGTACCTAAAACGTCTACGGATACTTTCAGCTCGCGGGTTTTTTGTCTCGCCCTGTCGACTTCTTGAACGAACTTTGCACTCTCTAGACCGAGAGCAACTTGTAGGGCTGCTATGAGTTTACCCGCCACGATTTCCCCCTAGTATTTCAAGAAACTCCGCTTTGAATCCGGGTAGCGAAGTGAACGCCAGAAAATCACGCTCTTGTTTTGTCATATAGTTTGGAGGAACAAAATACTCCTCCAGATGCGGGAAGAACTCGCGGCTTTTCATCGGGTTCTTAGACAATGCGTTGTAAACAATTGCCATTAAGTGCGAGATCAATATTAAGTTATGTCTCGCCCCGATCATGCCGTCGCGGTACATCAATTCTAACTCTCGGACGGTCGCCACATCAAGGCTATCGAACACTTCAGGACTTTGGCCGTTAAAGATCGCCGTAGCCCTCACCTGCCGATATAGCGACCCCTTTAGTTTTTTTGGGTGGCCTCGTAATCAGGATTGACTGCTTTCTCAATCAAACTGACTAAGTGCTTAATCTGCGCCTCGGAAAATGTCTCGGAAATCTGCTCGTAAGATAGAGCGAGCATTTCTTCGCCCTCTTCAAACCCGACCAGATTCACATACGCGATTTCGCGCATCAAATCCTGAGCCTTGAATCTCGCGGCCTCTCGTAGGCTTCGACCCTCTACAACGATGTCATCGTCCTTAAACTCGGCATTGACGTTTTGATTGATCTTGTAGAGCTTTTGGAATGTAGCGTGTAACTTCTCGTACTCCTCGGCTATTAAAGCATCCGGTGGGTTCTTGATCTTGTCCTCAAGCCCTAACATTTCTTTCCGAGTCGGAAGATAGACTTTCAAGGTATGCCCAGCGAAATCAATATCCGCGTGAGTCTGTCGTTGGAATGACTTTCCAAATCTGTCCTGTATTTTCATTTTCTAACCTTTGCTCGTTGTTTTGCTGCCCAGAGATCCATATGAGCGCCCAATAGAGACGCTAGACGATCAAGGGCAGATGATGCCATTGATTGAAAAGAGTTACGGATAAACGGCCTCGCGGGTTGCTCAGCAGTGCCAAATTCTATGGCTTCGGCAGCGGGTCGATATTCGCCCTTCGCATCTCGATAACCAACACCGACATCGACAAAACCAAAAGCCACCGTATCGCGGCTCAGATACTTTTTGCCTTTGTCCTTTCGGGTTGCAACCTTTGCGCCGTTTCTGACTTTTAGCTGAAGCTTGCCAGTATCGACGGGAACCCTTCCCTTGATCGCTGCCTTAACGGGCTCCATCGCGGACTTGAGACCCGGAAGCAAAGAACGTCGAGCTTTGGTCGTGCCAAATTCCTCGGCTAACTCTAGAAGGGAATCTTCAAACTCTTTGAATCCCTTAGCTTCAAGTTTGCCCATTGGTAACGATGCGCTTAAAAATCTGATCGTTTAATTTCAGGACGTAATCAACTATTTCGTCGGGAGACATGCAATCCGCATGATTAGCCGCGATCTGATGACAAAGCGAAATGTTGATGAGACGTTGTTGTGGATACCCAAACCAGTTCTTAGCACCGGTCTGGGCTTGCGTGACTAGATAAGCCAGCAAATCATCACTCGCTCTTTGCATGAGCCCTCAACACTGAAAGACAGACTGCTTCGGCACCGCCGGGGTTGGCCTCCGATAGGGCGGCATCCACCTCTTGAAGGGTAAAGGGATGCCCTTTTGCCATTGCATGAAGGTCGCCACGGAATTCCGCCATCAGCGCAACTAATTCATCAAGTGTTGTTTGACCAGCCATATTGATTGCCCCTCGGATGAATGGTGAACGTGACTTGAGCTTCAGCGCCGGGAGCTGGATCAATCGTCCACTGCGATACGCGACCATTGAAGGCGTAGTTCACAATGTTAGTTCCATCTGTCGCAGAAATCACAAACGTACGGTCGATGGTTCCGTTGTACGCATCTGCACGAAGCAAAAGAAGGTTTGTGTCAGCAGGATTCCATGCAGCCACGACCGTCATGCTGGTGGGCGCAGACTGTACTGGGATCTTGTCGGATTGACGCGAACCAGCGACCGAGAAGTTAGCAACCGCATCGTCTTGACCGAATGCAGGAATCGCTTCAACCGGAACAAGATTGCCAGAGACAGCAATCGCAGAAGTCGAAGCGTAAACGCTAAGGTTGGCCGTTGTTAAAACGGTTGGAGTAGCCCCCGGCTGGCAGTATAAGGAGGCTGAAAAGCCGGGTAAAACTTTATTAGGAAGAGCCATTTTTCACCTCACGCAGGAATGTCTAAAGTGCAATCAAGAACGATTTGATTTAATTTGCTGTCATTGTCGTAGGTGTGAAAGAGCCAATCAACATCGACCTTTGACACAAAAAATAGACCACCAAAAGTACCTTGAAAACCGTGTAAGGCATCCACAATCTGCTGCGCCTTACTAAAACAATTCGCCATCAACTGTGCAAACACCGTAGCCTGAAACACCGGTCGATCTATACCCTTCACCGATTGCGGACCTGTATAAACCGGCTGATGCACATCTCTGAGCTGCCACGTTACAAAAGTCGGTTCGCTTGCAAAGTTACGGTTAAACACTGCATAAACGGGTGTCGGTGTACAAACCGTGACTAATTGCGCTTGTATCGCTTGAGCATAAACAACAGCGCTATTTTGCCCCATATCAGACCGCCACGCTAGGTTCGTTTCTGTAGCAAGTCAGCGTCACCCATTGCCTGTCATCGTGCTCGTAAACCTCTGCGATTCGCCAACTGTTACCTCGGAATGTAATGGAGTAATCCTCTTGATTATCCGAGATCGTTCTCATGTTAGGCGTGTAATTCACAATGAAATCCATCATGTTGTCGTATTGCCTGAACTTTTCTAACGTGCGAATCCGATTGTGAACCGACTTAGTTTTTGCCCGCGTCTTAAACCACAGCGTCTCGACTGTCGTTTGCTCACCCAAATTCGTGATGGTGAACGACAGATTATTGATGCTTATCTCGTCGACGCGTAAGACCATTACATCACCAGCGACATAGTTTTAATCCACTCGTACTTTCCCGATCGTTGCTTTGAGGCAAGCAAGTAACTTATTGAACCCATAGGGATTCCTAAATTTTCGCTTGCGCTTTTCCAGCTAGGATAAATCACTTGATTGATTTCTATCTTTTGGGAGTTTTTCTCAGAAATTTTTTGTTTTGATGTTTCCGACAAAACTTTGCCTAAATTAATTTCTCGGCATTTGTCTTTGGCTGCTTGCGTATGTTTTTTGCCTAAAAAACCGCTAACCCTTCCAATCAATGCTTTTTTTCTATTAGCCAAATGATTGTCAGATTGTTTAACACCTTGCAAATGCAATCCTCCAGAATTTCCACCGATGGCAATATTCCATCCAATTTTAGGCGCAGATCTTAATTTTTGCTCAACATCCATGCAATATTTTGTTTCACCAATAAGAATCACGTCTTTTTTAAGATTTTCCCACCCATACTTTCTTATGGCTCGGTAAAAAATATTTTTGTGGTTATTTTTGGCGCAGCTTTTATGAGCAAACATTCTCTGCTCAAAATTTTCCGCTATACCGACATATCCTTGAGTGAACAAGTCGGTTTGATTTGGCAGATGAATCCAATAAACAACCATCACATCACCAGCGGGCGGTACGGTCTAAGCAATTGGTCAATTGCCCACGGAATCTGCTTTAGATTCTCAGCGGATGTAGCCGAGCGATTGTTGTACAAGTGAGTGAGAAGCATGAGACCGGCCTGCTTGACTACAGGATACTGACCGATTACCGAGCCTTGTAAGGTGTACTGACAAAGCATCGGAGCAGTCATGTAAGTATTGATATTGTTGGGAACCTCGAAGAGAACCACTTTGTTCCCTGTGGGGTCGTAGTAATAGTTTGAGCTTGTGATTGTCGTCAAGACCGGAGGATTCAGGTCGTTGTAATACTTCACCCAGTTGATCGTTACACCATTCTGCGAGACCTCGGGAAGATCAAGGCTTACAGGTGCGGCCATAAGCCCCGAAATCATATAGGAGGCTTGATAGGTGACGTTAAAGATTGGAACGCCCAGATAGTCCTCAATCGCCATCCTTGTAGCGAGTTCTAACTGAGCAAGATAATCGTCCTGCGACTCATCCTGAAACAAATTCAACTGGTTGGTGATTTCCTCAAACGTAAGCCACTGAGTCACCGGATCACGGGTGCTCTGAATGACCTTTGAGTAGTTGAACGGGTTTCTGGAACCCGCTCCGAAGTTACCTTGCAGTTGTGATGGCATCTTAGGTTCCGATCAAACGTACACCGGCAGTTACATCACGAACGGTCGAGACCATCCGCTTCTCAGCATATATCGTAATCGTTCCCGGCTGAGTCTGCTCCATTCTCTGAAGCGTCATCTCCGAGTGATCG